CGGATCACCCGCGCTAGTTCCTGTTCGATGGCGCTGCTCATGCGGGCCGTCCTGGCTCGGTCGTGCGGTCGTTGGCCTGCCCGAGCAACTGCCCGTCTGCGCCGACGATCTCTTGGGGTGGCCCGATGTAGTCGTGAACGTGGTTGGCACCGTTTGCGGCGTCACGGGTGAACAACGCCAACGCGAGGGTCGCGTGAGTCAGCGCCCGCGTCGCCATCGCTTGGCCGGTGGCCTGGTCAGCGCCGTCGCCGTAGATGTAGTGGTCGGCGCGGATGTCGAGTTCGATCGCCTTGGCGGCGTGGTCTTGTGCGCTCATCTGGCTCATGCGGGGTACCTCCAGCTTAGGTTCGACTCAGCGATGTTCGCCATGTCGGTCAGGTCGTATTCACAGGCGTCCAGCAGCGCAAGGTCGGCGTCGATAGCGACCAACTCACGGTCAATACGGGCGATGGTGTGGGCGGGGTTCTGCGTGGCGATGTGGTCGATGGCTTGCTCGCCAAAGGCGCTTAGGCGTGCGACGAAGCGATCAAGGGCGTCTTCGTCGGTGATCCACGCCGCCTCCGCTACTTCTCGTTCCACCAGTAGCGATTCACGGTGCGCGATGATGCGGGTACGAAGGTCGGCGGTCATGGGGCGGCAGCGTGGATGACCCTCACCGTGGCCGTAGTGCCCGCATTTCAGGTTGTCGCACGTCTCGGTGTCGTGAGTGCAGACAGAGCACCTCACGACTCGTCTCCGAACACGATGCGCCCGACCTTGATGTTGGACAGATGCTCGGCGCGGTGCCAGCGATAGTGGCGGATAAGGGTGGCGGAGCGCCAGCAGTTGTCTGGGTCATCTGTCAGCAGCAGCACCACGTCAACGACGCTCACCCCGTCCCGCGTCACCGTTGCCTTGATCACCGATCCCGGTTCCGTGGGCAGCGGATCATCCAGCACCGTGACAGAGGTGAGAAACGACGAGGCGGTGCCGTGGGCGTCACGCACATCAGCCCCGGACCCCGTGATCCACAGGCGATTCGCCGAGGGTGCGGCGAGGACACCCTCGGACGCCCACGATGTCGCGCCGGACTCGTACTCCACCCGTACACGCTGACCAGCGCGCAGGTTCTTGACTTGCTCAGTGAGTGTCTGCGAGTCGTTCATGCCGGTACCCCTTCCACGTCATCAGTCCCCAGCGGTGGCCACGGCAGCGACGCTCCTGCGGCCGCTAGTGCGTGTTCCAGGTCATCGATGCGGCCCCGCAACTGCCCGTTGGCGCGTTCGAGGTCGGCGTTCTCCTGCTCCAACGCCACCGCCCAGCGGATTGCGCGTTCGCGTTCGTCGGTGCGTTCAGCGATCCGCTCCACCTGCTGCGCGATCACAGCGCCACGAGTCAGGTCGATCCCTTCCAGCTCATCGACGCGATCCACGAGGCCGTTCAGCGTCTCGTTGAGGGCGTGGTACTCGGTGGTGGGCATGGTGACCCATCCGGGAGCGTCGAGCGGTTCGGACTGTGGGCGGCGGCGGAACGGGTTCATGCGGGTTCCCTTCGGAGTCCTGCAGCAACCTCAGAGGCGCAGGTAGGGCAGGGCTGGGTCTGATGAGGATGTTCAGGGCACTTGGAGCGTGCGGAGTCGATCGGCGTGGGGAGGGCTTGCCAGCCACCAATCCACGCCTTCGCGTGCTGGGCGGGGTTGTCAGCGCGGTGCTGAGCTTTGGCAGAGCGGACGAGCGCAAGCGGGCCGTGGATGCGCAGGAGGTCGCAGATCGTCGCGGCGTCCTTGGCGCTGAGGCGGTCGAAGCGAGCCGTGAGGTTCGCTTCCCGGCATCGGCGTTCGAGGTCGCGGAGCGGTTCGGGTGTGGATGAGGTTGGACGTGCGGCGGCCTGCTGCTGCGGTTCATTACGGTTCATTACGGTTCGCCTGCGGTGGGCTTCCGGGGTGCCCTGCGGTGGGCTTCCGGGGTGCCCTGCGGTGGGCTTCACCCCTGCGGGCGCCCGCAGCCCTGCGGTGGGCTTCCGGGGTTCGGTGGGCTTTTCCACAGGCTCAGGTGACGCTGCCTCGTCACACAGAACGGTGATCAGTGATGTACGTCCGGGGCGCTCAGTGATGCGAATCAACCCATCAGTGGCGAGCCGGTGAATCCAGGTACGCGCCTGTCGTTCGGAGATGCGGCAACGCTGCCCGATGGTCGAAGCTGATGCCCACGTCACCCCGTCGTCGTGTGCCTGGTCCGCCAGTGACACCAGGACCAGCATCGCCGTGGGGTCCATGCGGGGTGCGTGCTTCCACACCCAGGACGAAACGTGAACGCTCATCCTGACATCAGGTGGTCGCGCGCCCCATCCCCTCGAACTCGGTTGCAGTGCGCGCACAGCACGCGCAGGTTGGCGCGTGTGTTGGTACCGCCCTGGGACCACGGGACGATGTGGTCAATCTCAAGACCCGCCGTGTTGTCACACCAGTCACACACACCCTGGGACAGGACCGAGGCCTTGACGCTCGCCGGTATTGGCTTGCGCTTGGGCCTTAGGTCTGCGCGCGTGAGGTCACCTGTGAGTTCGGTGAGCGCGTTCAGGCTGTAGGTGATGCGGGGAGCCGATCCGTGGACGCGGAGAACCCCGAGCTCAATGAGTTCGTGGATGGCTTCACTAGTCCAGGCAGTGCCAGGGTCGATGGAGTTGTCCCCGTTTAGGGCGCGTTGTGCGCTGCATTCAATCCAGACCCTGAATGCTCCGTCTGAAAGGTGGCGCGAAGCCTCAATGAAGTCTTCCCTGAATCGGAAGTACGCCATCGCGTGGTCGCGGGCCATCAGATCGGCCCATTTCCGGTGGTGCTGAACAGGTGGCGGGTAGGCTTCACGCCAGCCCCCTTTCGATAGGTCCGAAAGAGCGGGTTAGAAGCCGTCGAGTGTTTGCGCACTTGGCGGCTTCGCCCATTCTCCCACAGGTTGCCGACTGCATTCATGCGACGCGCTGCCCCTCTGTACGTGCGTGGCGCCCGACTTGATGTGCTGCGACCTCGTGTGCGAGGGCCGCGCGACGGCTAGCGGTGATGTAGTCGTCCTCAACCTCGATGCGTTCCAGCATCCGTTCGGCCCAGAACTGTGCTTCGTCGTCACGGATCGCTGATCGCTTCACCCGGTTCCGGGAGTCGAAGAGCGCGCGTAGGTGTTCGTTCTCCACCCGGAGGCGTTCGTTCTCGGCTTCGACGGTGCGACGTCGGCCATGTTCTGCGGCGGCACGGTCCAGGGCGCCGCGGAGTTCTTGGGGCGTAGGGACGGCGAGGCTCATTCAGTACCACCCCTTGGCGCCGAACGCGGCCCACGCCTTGCACGGCGTTCCATAGCGACCGTCGATGTACGACAGCCCGCGATCGACTTGCTTACGGGCCGGGGTTCCGTGCGGCAGATACGCCAGTTGTGGGATGCCGTAATACTTCGATCCGGCACGGTGAGCGGTGGGATTCCAGCCCGACTCCCGCCACCACAGTTTGTGAAGGCACGAGAACTGCGACGAGCTGAGCAGCGACCGGGCATAGATCAGGGCGTCACACGAGTAACCCTTGGACCGTGGCCCACCGAACGGCGGATTGGGGCAGCCGATGACCTTCGGCGGGGTGTAGCCACCGACACGTTCGGGAACATCGACCCGCTGCGTGGAGCGTGCGGCCCGTTCGACGTACCGCGTGCGCCATTCGGTGACCGGCACCGTCACCGGGGGCTGGGTGCGCTCTTCCACCACGATCCGATCCCGTGGCACGCCGATCAACTCCGGCTCCACAGAGTTGCGGCCTAGTGCGACACCGACGAACGTGGCAGCGGCCAGCAGGGACAGGGCAGCCACCATCACCAGCAGCCCGGTTGCCACGCCTCCGTCATCGAGGTGGATGCGGACGTGGGTGCGGATACGCAGCCGGACGGGATGGTCCCCGGTGGCGTTGGTGATGTGCGCTACCCCAGCAACGCCGGAGGTGCGGGGCAGGGGACGCCAGGAGGTGAGGGTGCCGGACAAGCCATCAGGGGTGAGGACGGTGATCCTGCGTCCGACGTGTTCGTCAGCGATCAGGCCATCAGCAGCGACGTCGATCCAAGGGGTGGTCATGCGACAGCCCCCATGATTGAGCCGCCGAGTTCCCACGCGACGCGGCAGGACTCGTTGCCGCAGTACCGCAGCGGACCGTCGTGGCCTTCGGTGTCGTGGGCGCGGATGACGAGGCGGATCAGGTCGTCCAGGTGTGGTGCGTTGCGCCCGACGTAGGGGCAGTCGCTGTCGGAGTGTTCGCAGTCACCCTCGTCATGCCAGCCGGTCCAGCGCAGAGCCTCCTCGCACTGGTCGGTGTCGTCCTTGTAGTGGAAATCTTCCAGGACCGTCTCGATGATCTCCGCGACCATCTCCGGCGATGCCTCGCCCGTGAACTCAACGGTCGGGTGCGCGTACTTCCAGGTGATGGTGAAGTCGCTCATGCGCCCACCCACTCAGCGCACGCACTCCCACGGACAGTCGGACGCTTGGACGGTGCGTACCCGGCACGGACGATCAGGCCGCGTCGCTGCGCTTCCTTGAACGCTGCGCCCCACCATGCGGGACGCTCAGGCTCAGCCAGCCCGGTGGACAGCACTAGGTCGTAGGCCTGGAACGTGCGGCCAGTCAGGGCCAAAGCTTCGATGGCTTCGAGGCATCCGGCGAGCCACCAACTGTCAACGTGGTCGGAGGTGTTCGGCGGGTCGAAGAGGGTGGGCTGGTTCATCGTCGGCCTACCAAGGTCAGGGCGCGGCGACCATCGCGAGCCAGGACGCCCTTGCGCATCAGCCGTGACAGGACGTGCGTGACGGTCCCGACTGACGACCAGCCAAGTTGGTCAGCGATCTGTCGGAGCGTGGGCTGGTCGCGCTCGGAGATACGTCCCGTGATGAACGCCAGCGTCATGCCTTCGCGTCGGCTCAGGGAGCGGTCTACGCGCCCGTAGGACTCGTGGCCGCACGCATCGCAGGTGAACGCGTCGCCGTAGTGCTGCTCCGGGCGTCCGGGGCGCATCCCGTCGCAGTGGTCGCACCATCCGAGTGCGCGGTATCGGTACTCGCTCATGACGCACCCCCGAACCGCTTCTCAAGTTCGTCGGCGATTCCAGTTCCGTAGACCTTCATCAATGCGCGGCAACTGACGTAGAGCAGGAGCGCCGTCCCCGTGATCGGGAAGGCAATGGCGATGATCGCTGCGCCCATGAGGAGTACCCCGGCGTCGACCGAGTCGACTCGTCCGATATCAGCCAGCCAGTTACCAACAAGGGCAGCGGTCCAGCCGTACCAAGTGGCGAGGAACGCCGCAGCGATCAGCAGCCAGATCACGACGCACCCCCGTCCACGACGGTCAGGCCCCGTGTGCGGGCCTTGTTCATGGCCTCCGTGACGACGCGGGCGACCTCTTCTGGGTCAGCGTCAGAGGCCTTGACGTTGATGACCAACGACGGGTGGCAGCCCTTGAGTGCCTTGCGAGTGTCGTCGTGGGCGTTGCGCTCGAACATCAACGCCTCGAACGTCTTGGCGTGGTTGCGCTTGGTTGCTTCGTGGGCGGCGTACCACCACAGCGACGTGAACAGGGCGGTGAGGCCGCAGCAGAGCGCGCCCCAGAGGATGACGGGGAGGGTGTTCATCGGGCCACCCCGATCCACGGATTGATGCGTTGCAGCCACTCGTCCGGCTTGTGGTCTGCAAGGTGCTGCCTCATGTCGCGGGCGGCACGGGTCGCTGTCTGCTCCGCATGTACGCGCGCCAGGGTGTCGCCACTCATCCCGAACACCGAGCCGAGAGCGTCACTGACCAGGACAGGCGGGACACTGATGACGTGCTCGCAGATCGGGCAGCACAAGATCTCGGCACTCAGCATGGTTCGCTCGATGATGAAACGGTCGTCGGCGTTCATGCGTCACCGCCGTCATCGAGTTCGGTGTAGCGGTATCCGGGCGGGGCCTTCGGCACGGCCTCCACGGCGGTACCAGCGGTAGCGATTGCGCGACGACCGCGAGGTGTGAAACGTCGCCACCACGGGTCGGTGCGGAACTTGAGCGTGACCGTGACGTGGATCTTCGGAGCGGCAGCCATCACGACCACCTGCCCGACAGGAACGCCCGCTCAGAGCGCGAGGCGGGACGTAGACCCCGGTAGGCGTCGGCCCCAAGGATCAGGTCGGCGCAACGATTGCCGAGCAGGACAAGGGCGGCTAGGTACGTCATGCGGCACCTTCAATCTCGTCGCTGAACGTGAGCCAGCCGACGAACGCAAGGACAGGAGTGGTGGGGGCGTCCTCAACCGAGCGCAGGAGGTAGCCGGTTTCGCGGGCCTCGTCACGGTGGGACTCGATATATCCGTGGCATCCGGTAGTGCCGGTGCCGCACAAGGTCAAGAGGTTCGCCATGCCGTTGATGCGCGGGTCGTTCGTGCCACCCATCTGGCGGGGCTTGCGATGGTGGATCGAGTACGGGATGTAGGTGACGTTCTGACCGCAGCAAACGCAGGCCTCGTTGTCGCGGGCCAGGACGGCGGCGCGCACCTTGCGGGGGATCACGCTTCGCCCCGTCCTGCGACGGCGTAGGCCTGACGAACCGACGCCCCCAACGATTGGAGGGCGCGAAGCTCAGACTCCACAGCCTTCGCGGTGCGGTCGGCGTAGCGGTAGGCAACGTCAGCGGCGTCACGGACAGCGCGGGCCTCAGACGTTTCGATCTCGGCGGCGAACTTCTTCTCGTGTGCTGCTCCGTCGTGGGCGAGGTACGCCTGCGCGTAGGCACGGTCGTAGGAGCGATCGCAGTCCAGGAACGCGGCGTAGGTTTCGGAGCAGACCTTCACGCCCTCAGCGATGCGGTTCGCGCACTTACGGATCGCGGCTTCGATCTGGACCGGGTTCAGAACCTCGTCAGTCATCGGTGGCCTCCGATGCCGGGATGATCTGGACCGTGACGCGGCCCTTCTCCTTGTGGCAGTACTCATCCGGATCGATGCCGTGCTCGCGCAACTTCGTGGTCCGCCACGACGGTCGGGCGCACGCCACGAGCGCATCGCGCAGCGCCCACGTCATCGCGTTCGGTTCGCACAGTTCCCCGGTGGACTCATCCACCACCGGCCCCGAGGTGACCTTGCGGACGAGATCGGCGGTGAGGCCGTCGTTGTCCCACTTCGTGCGGTCAGCACCGAACCGGCGTTCAGCGACCCACTCATTCGACAGCGCGATCCGATTCCCTGCCGTCCGTGGCCATGCCCGTGCGGCAGCGTCCTCGAGGGCGCGTTCGATGGTGGCCAGTTGCTGCCGTGCCGTGCGTGCATCACGGAGCAGGGTGATGAGGGCGATGTCGTCGCCGTCCACCTGTCCGATGAGGCGGTCGATGTCGTCGTGCAGCGCGGCGACGGCTTCGACAGCCGGGGTGAACGTCTCGGTCTGGAACGTCTGGGCGCTCATGCGGCAGCCGCCTTGACCTCGATACCGCGTGCGCGGATCGCGTCGGCCTCATCGAACCGGGCCAAAGCCACGGCCTGGGCGTGGAGGGACAGCAGCAGATCAACGTCGTTGATGTCGTCAAGCTGACGGATGGCGGCGTCGTAGTCGGCGGTGGAGCGGTTGTGCGACAGGTCTTCCTTCGACCACAGATCTAGCGCGACACCGAAGCGCATGGCGGCGTTGCGGAGCGCGTCCGAGACGAGTTGCTTGGCGCTGTTGGACCCATCCCCTACGCCTACGCGGGTGATGCCGCAGACGGTGAGCCTGATCCACAGGTTCCCGCTCGCGTCCAGGGCGGGCAGGCCGTTGGCGTCAGTGGCGAAGGGTTCCCACGTCCACTCGGGATCGACCTGGATCAGCCGGTCGGTCACGGCGGCGTGGCCCACGTAGTCGAGCATCATCCCGGCCTTGGGCAGTTTGCCGATGACGGCGGGCGGGAACGGTTCGCGTAGCGCCTTCGCCTGCTCCGGGGTCATGCGTCCACCGCCGCAGGCACGAACGGCACCGGGTCATCAGCCTCGGGGAACTCCGTCAGCCCCAACTGGTCGATGACGTGGGTGTGGATCGTGTTCAGCAGGTCAGCGGCGAACGGCAGCCGGAACGACTCGGCGGTCCGCATGAGCCGCAACAGGTCGTCAGCGAAGGCTTGCGCCTCTCGCCGGTCGGCCTCGGTTTGTGTCATCATCTTGCTGTCCTTCCGTTGCTGCGGTTGGGCCAATCCCCCGGACGTTCGACCCGTCGCGGGGGTCTTTCTTTGTCCGTGGGCCGGATGCGTTCCGGGCTCTCCGACCCACGGACGAGGGGTTCCTGGCGGGGCTAGGACGAGCCGCGTCGCGGTACAGGCACGACGTGAACCCCGCCAGGAAGATCAGGGGGCGGCAGGCTCAATCGCCCACACGCGGCGGGAGACGCGGTACACGCGCTGCCGTCGTCCGGTGCGGGTGGCGATCTCGCTGGCCCACTCCACGGCCTTGATGAGGTCGGAGTAGTCGAAGGGAGTCATGCGGCACCGCTCGCGGCGTCAGAGTCGGCAGTCGTGACGGCGCCCGCGCGGACAGCCGCGTCGATGGAGCCGTGCGCTTCGAGTAGGTCCGTCAGCCACGGGCCGACGTGTTCGACCATCAGGTCGGTGGAGCGCACGACCTTCTCGCGGTTAGCGATGCGCTCCTCAACGATGCGGGACACGTCGTTGGCGTCCAGGGCCTGGGCTTCGTTGGTGATGGCGGGACCATTTGGTCCCATCGCGCGCACAGTTTCGGACGCCTCAACAAGTCGGTTGACGTGACGCTGACTGAGGTTCCACCTGTCGCGGCAGTACGCGTCGAACGTCGCGTAGCCCTCGCGGTACAGGCGGGCATCGCGGATGCGGGCCAGGGACTCCCCGACCTCCACGAACGTCGCCAGGCCGCGCTCGATGACGCACTCAGCGGCGGTCAGGTCGCCACGCTCGACGGAGGTCAGGCCGTCCACGATCTCGCCGGTCGTGGTGTCCACGAGTTCGGCGCTCATGCCGCTTCACCCAGCAGGCGGTCGATCTCGGCCTGCGAGATGCGGAAGTGGCCGGTGGGCAGCAGTACGGCCTTGATGTGGCCCGCTTCGATCCAGCGCCGGATGGTTACCGGGTGGACGGCCAGCAGTGTCGCCGCCTCCGTCGTGGTGTGCAGGGTCTTGGTCGCCATGTGGAGGAACCTAACACTATGACGAACTACCGATACAACGACCTACTAAGGCAACACGGTCACGGTTGGGTAACAAGGTTTCATTAGTACGTGATTGGGGTACCTTGTCGTCATGAGCACACAACCTAAGCACGGCTGGCTTCCCCAGGGCACGTTCATCGAACGGCTCTTCCTAGTCCGCGCACACATGGGGTGGAATCGCAAGGAAGCGGCTCTAGCGAGCGGCATTCCCTACGCGACATGGCGCACGTGGGAGGTCGGCGGGTCGATGCCCTCAGACCTCGATGCCACGTGCCGAAAGATTGCCCACGCGAGCGGGTGCGACTACGTATGGCTGATGACGGGCCACGTGTCGGAACGACCAGGGCCGGATGGCTTGTCAGCCTCTAGATGTATTCAGCCATTCGGCCCGACTCCCGCGCTAGAACTGGTAACGCTCGCAGCCTAAGGCTCCCGATGAACTGTGCCGAGGGAGCATCCCATGACACGCACCGGGGAGGCGGTCGTAGACCGCCATGTCGAATACATGCACATGCGGGGACTCGCAGAGGGAACCGTACAGATGCGCCGTAGCGTCCTGTCACGGCTCTCTGAACACTTAGGCGGGCCGGTCTTGTACGCCACCCGCGATCAGCTCGTGGACTACTTGCAGATCCGTATGGGGCAAGTCGTCCCCGCGACACGACGGAATGACGTGACGCACCTGAGGGCGTTTTACGGGTGGTGCCTTGACGAGCGGCTGCTGATGCACTCCCCCGCCGAACGGCTCCCGACACCCAGGGCCACGCACTACCTCCCCCGGCCCATGCCCGAGGGCCGGTTCGCGGAAGCCTTGCGCAACGCCGATCCGGCGACATGCGCGATCTTGTCCCTCGCCGGATTCGCTGGACTCAGGGCGTGTGAGATCGCTCTGCTGGACTGGTCCGAGATCAACCTTGACGAGCGGGTACTGAGAGTGGCCAGGGGTAAGGGTGGCCGGTCACGCGTCGTGTTCATCTCCGACCCGCTCGCAGACTCGCTGGCAGCCCTGCCGCACAGGATCGGCCCCGTCATCCCACCGCTTCGGGCACACGGCTACTGCACCGCGAACTCCATCACCAAGCGCGCCTCCCGCTACCTCGCTGAGTGCGGGATACCTGACCGGCTCCACACGTTGCGGCACCGGTTCGCCACGGCCGCCCTGCAAGGGACCGGCGACCTACGCGCCGTGTCGGAAGCGATGGGGCACGTCTCGATGAACACCACGGCCATCTACGCCAGGGCCAGCGTGTCGAGCGTTGAGCAGGCCATGGTCGCGGCTGCGACGATCGGCGCGGTGGGCGGTTTGGCTGAGGTCGTCGCAGGAATCGCCTAACTCGCGCTAGGGTCCGGCGTCATGAGCGACGTACTCCGAGCCGAGTTGGCAGGCGCCGCCGCACAAGGCGGCACGATCATCTACCAGGATGAGACGCAGGCCGTGATCGAGTACCGGCAGCGGACCGGCGTGATCGCCGGGATGGTCGGCACGTTTGCATCCCTGTTCCTCGCGGTGCTGATCGGGGCTGCGGTTGGTGCGGCATCGCCCGAAGTCGGATTGATCGTCGTGGTCGTGCTGGCGATCGCGGGCCTGGTGTTCACCTGGCGCACCAGTGTCCGCAGGTTCCGAGTGTGGGTCGATGAGGCTGGGGCGGTTCAGGTGCATAAGGCCTAACCAACGACGAATAGCCCCGCCCCCGACCCGAAGGTCGAGAGGCGGGGCCTCGTCCGTTCTGAGGGGTGCTACAGGCCGAGCCTGCGCCAGGTGTGCGCGCCGACCTTGCCTGACACCTTGATGCCGTTGGACCACTGGAAGATCGACACCTTCGCCGCGGTGATCGGTCCGAAGTGGCCGGTCTGGCGCACCCCGAGCCGCTTCTGGATACGACGAACGGCTGCACGGTCGAATACGTCAGCGCGGCCGTCATGCTGCGTCCTCGACGGCTTGCGCCAGAACACGTGCCCCTTGGGCAATGGGAACGAGCTCTTTGGTGTCTGCGCAGCGATCTGCTTGGTGATGTGTCCGCGCACCTTGGTCAGGTTGTTGCGGATGTCAACCTTGCGTGGACCGGCGTAGTCGGTGTGGCGGATGACGCGGCCCGCATCCCAGCCGTACAGGCGGCACAACGCCGCAACGCCCTTCACCAGCGACAGGTACTGCGCCCCAGTGATTGGCGCGTTACCCAGGTGCGACACCTCGATGCCAATCAGGAACTCGTTGCCGCTGTCCTTCGGGATGACCAGGCCGCGAGAGTTCCACCGCCCGTAGCCCGCATGGTTAGCCCGGCCCGTGGTGATGACGTGCCACGTGCCATCGGGCGCCAGGTACAGCTGCGACAGCGGGCCAGGGATCCCGGCGCGACCGCGGGTGACGACGCCAAGGTCGCCGGGAGCCTTGCCGGCGGTGTGATGCAGCAGGATGCCGCGCGGTGGGCCGAACGCGAACGGACGTCCAGGCACCGGCTCGTCGACAACCTTCAGCCCTGCCCGACGCAGTGCGCTGCCCCAGGTGCTCACGCTTCGAGCCCGTCCTCCGGCGTGCCCTTCAGCCAGGCCGGGACCAGGCCGCGGTCCTCGAGCTCGTTGAGCACCTTGCTCACAGCTGCGGTGACGGCAGCCAGCGTGAGCAGGATCGCCACGATGCGCCCCTTGTAGGGGAACTCCTCCGGCAGGGCAGCAGCAACGCCCGCGAGCAGCGGGATCGTGACGACCACGGCGATCAGGCCCTGGTACAGCGTGCGCAGCGCGCGACGCGTCGACTCGGTCATGGGTGGTTCCCTTCGTCAGGTTCGGCGGGGCATGGGGAAGCGAGCCAGCACGTCGGCGGGCGTTGGGTCGTCGGAGGCGAAGCAGGGCTCGTCGAGCAGGTCGTCCCAGGCGTTGGGTGCGAAGCTCGATCGCGTCGGCGGCTGTCTGCTCGTGCGGTGTGCGCGGATGGCCGGCCAGGCGCACTGGTGCGGTGGAGTCCTGCAGGACGGCGCGCGCCTGGTCGAGATAGCCGCGGTCCCCGCTGGCGGCGTACATGCCGATCAGGGCGTCGGCCTGCTTGTTGGCCAGGACCAGCGCGGCGAAGCGGGAGGCGAGGTGCTCGACGGCATCCATCGCTCACCTCCGTGCGGGCGCACCGGGCGCAGGTCATCGAGGCGCGAGGGAACCGGCACGCCTCATCGGGGGACGACCTTCACCAGGCCTCGCGGGCAGGTGTTGACGCCCGGTGCGCCGTCTAGGGGAGCGGGTGCGCCTCGTCGAGGCGGCCCGTCAGGATGTCGACCTTGTCGCTGAGCGCCCCGACCTCTTCACGCACCACGTCACGTATCTCGTCTCTGGCCTTGCGGATCGTGAAACGCAGCAGCCATCCGGCGGGGACCGCAACTGTGGCGCAGATGCCCAGGACTACCGCGACGAACTGCGCGTTGCGCAGCGTCCCCTCGGATACGGCCAGGACCGCTCCGGTGACGACGGGCAGCGCGGTCAGTCCAGCCCCGGTGATCGCGGCCAGGAGTGTGGCTTCCCCCCGCTGGCTCATTCCGACAACTCCACATTCATCGTGAGCGAATCAACCGACATCGACACCGAGTAGCCCTGGATGTGGCCGAACGCGGACGTGCCGCCCGTCACGCCGGATGGCAGGCCGGTGATCTCGCAAAATGTGCCCAGCGACTTGTTCAGCGGAACCCACCGCGAGGACGCGAAGTTCTCGCTGGTGAGGACATCAACGGTTACGCCCCGCAGTCCGGGTGGTTGCGCGACGGCGCGGGCCAACACGCGGTCGGCGTAGTCCTCCAGGAGCGATTGGGAACCGGCAACGATGCCCTGCCTGGACTCGCCCACGATGCCGTCTGACGCGACGGAGGTGGCGTCCTCGCGGTACACCGAACCCGCCGTGGTGCCCTCCACGGTGAGGACGTTGAAGAATCCGTCGGCGTCGGACGCATACTCCAGGCCGTCCAGCAGATCCCCCGCAGCGGTGAGCGTCAGATCAACCGGCGCCGAGTAGGCGTCGTAGCCGTAGTAGCGGAGGTCGTTGTTCTGATTGGCGTGGAACACCCCGCCCTCAGCCTCAGCGATCTCATCGAAGCACGCCAGCAGATCCTTACCTGCTGTGACCTGACCGCCCACCGTGAACCCGGAGGTCACATCTGCCGCCGTGAACGACACTGAACTGTCCACATACTCCAGCAGGCGCTCCACGCGCTGCGTGACGGTTTGCCCGCTGCGCCCGTTGATGCCCGCGTTGTAGATGGCGCTCAGCTCGGATGAGGTCACCGCGTAGGACGGGTAGACCGCCACCCCTGCGAACGATGCGGAGCAGCCGTAGGTGGGTTGGTCGGTTGACCAGTTCCACACCCCGCCGATGGTGAGGCGGCGGTCCGTGGAGCCGATAGTCCTCGTAGTGCCGGTGGAGGATGTGTAAGTGGCGCCGTCCACATACATGAACAGCCGGGTGCCCGTGGTGTCGGTGCCCATCGCCACGAAATGCCAAGCGTCATCCACCATGCCGACACCCGTGGCCGGGGAAGTGGAGCGGGTCAGGGTCATCGTGTTTGACGAGTCGTTCCTGACTGTCAGGGTTAGCGCCCCCGCGCCGCTCAGGAACAGTTGCATGTACCCGTTGCCCGAGGACTGCCGGTCCATGTTCAGTAGGTAGCCCGCCGACGTAGCGCGGAACCAGAACATCACCGTGCCGTTAGCGCCGGGGTTGAACGTGACCGGCGACACCAGGACCGGCCCGACAAGGTTCGTTGGGTCGTCGGGGACGATCTTTATCGACCCCTGCATGAACGGCGGTGCGTCCTGCTCGAACTCGTGACTGCCCGCCTTGCCACCCAGGAACCCGCCACGGATCTCGATGGGGTCCGCAGACTCATCCCGCCACGCCGCCCACTCATCACCACGGGTGGCGTTCAGGTCGGACATCGGCCAGCACGCCGACCCGGTGTTCGCCAGCGCCACCAGCGTCGCTTCCTCAATCGCCATCGACTGAATGCGGGTCTGCGACAGCGACTTGAGAATGTCCACACACTCAACGACCGCTACGACCTGGCTACGGTTGAGCTGGACGGTAGTTGAGTCAACTACCCCCGTGAACACGGTTTGCGTGTCCACCTTGATCCGCACCGCAACTCGGTCCAGCACGGTCGGGTAGTAGGGGCTGTAAATGTTGCCAGGGCTGAACCGTCCATCCGAGTTGTCGAGCGTGAACGAAGCCGTCCCCGTCGCTGCTGGGGAGAAGGCCCGCGAGCGCCCACGGCGGAACTCGATGGACGAACCCTTGACCAGCACATAGTCGGACACGTCTACCCAGGAGCCGCCCAGGTAGAACTCAACGGTGTAGTCGGGGGCTGCCATCACGCCATCCGGATCGAGCCGCGACGGATTGCCCGACCAACAGCGTCCTCGACCCAGCGGGCCACGTCATCCTTGCTCCCGATGACGCCGGAGACGTTGACCACGACCGTGGGACCACCGCCTGACGACACTCCGATGCGCGGGATGATGGTGCCGCTCCGATCCGGGACGAACAGTTCCGCGCGCTTCTCGCCCACGATGTACGCCTGGCCAGCGCGGACGGGGCCACCGCTAGCGCGCCCGGGGATGCGTGCGCCGAACTCCTGCTGCTCGGTCCGAGCGTTCGGGTTGATCACGACATTTGGAAGGTTGCTACTCGCCCAGGCGGAGAAGGATGCGATCTTGCGACGCGCTTCCTTGTCATCGAACTTGGCCTTTGTGGGGACGACCTTTGGGATCAGCCCGTACTTGTCGGCCAGCCGCTGCGCCTTGTCGCCCGTGAGCCCGGCGGCGCGAGCGGCACGAATGAACGCGTCGCGTCCCTTGCTGAGCTGGACGTTGGCGTCCTTCTGCGACCCGCTGACCTCGAACGCCGCGACTGCCGCGTCGCGCGCAGACTCGGCGATCCCACGCAGGGCGTCCTTGTTCGCGCGCCCCTTCTCAGTGTTGCCATCCAAGGTGCGACCGTTGTCCTTGACCGACTCAGTGAACGAGTCGACGGATGCCTGGAAGCGGTCCTGCGCCGCATCGACCGTCAAGTAGCCGCCGCCGAGCTGGTCGAGCTGGGCGCGGAACGCCTTGACCTTGTCCTCAGCAGTGGCCATCGAGTCGTTCAGGACGTCCTGCGCCTGGGCAGTCTTCTCGGTGCCGTCCTTGGCCTTGACGTTCGAGTTGTAGAACTCGACCAGGCCGTCGGACGCGCGACCCACGCCCTGGCTCAGGTCGATCCCGGTGGTCTCAGCCAGGCGCTCAGCCTCGCGAGTCGTGATGCCCAGTCGGGAGGCTGTGAGCTCGAAGACGCTGTCGGTCTTCCGGCCGGTCTCCTCGATCTGTCGCTGGTACTCGGTGACCTGGTCGTCGATGTGCTTGAAGCCGTTGGTGAAGCGGAAGCCGAACGACTCCGCGCCGTCAGACAGGGTGTCCCACACGCCGCTGCCGTTGTTGAGGTCCTCCTGCTTCTGGCGCAGCTCGTTGAACTTCTCCACCGTGTCGCCCAGAGCCTGACGACTGCCCGAGGATGCGAATCCCTCGATCGCCTCGTCGAGTTCGGAGCGCATCTCGGCCGCTGAGTTGGACGTGGCGATGGCTGCGGCACCGATGGCCGCCAGTGCGGTCGCAGTGGCGGCGAATCGGGCCTGACCCTTGTCGAGGTCCTTGATGAAGCCGACCATGTCCTGTGCCATGTCGGCTATGCGTGGACCGGCCACAACTGCTGCGCCCCCCAGGGCGACGACCTGCACGACCGTCTTCTGGGTCGCGGGCTCCATCTCGGTGAACACACCGAGCAGGTCCGTGAACGTGCCCACCGCCGTCTTTGCGTAGGGCAACAGGAACTGCCCCAGCTGCGCCTGAGCGTCCTGCCACTCCGCCGAGAGAGTGCGCTGCGAGTTCGCCAGCCCGTCAGCGGTGCGGGCGAAGTCACCCTGGGCGTCGGTGGTCTGCTTGTAGATCGCAGCCTGAGCCGCCAGCACCTTGTTCTGCGGGGTGAGGGCGTCCTTCGTGGTCTTGATGAGGCCGAGCGCCATCGCCTCTTGCTTGAGCGTGGCGTCGTCAAGCAGCACGCCGTATGCCCTGATCGGCTCGGCTTCACCGCGCAGCGCGGCACCGATGGCCTCGATGGCCTGCTCGGGCGAGGTGTTGTTGAACGAGGCCAGGTCTGAGGCCAGAGTCGTGAACTCGGTCGAAAAGCCAGCGAGCTCGTCACCAGTCAGCCCGGCCGACTTGCCGAAAGTGGCGAACGTCGCGGCGGCGCTCATGGCCACGGTCTTCGACTGACCGATGGACTTGGCCGCCTGGTCCCCGAACTCCTCCACCTTGCCGGCGGAGTCCCCGAAGATCACGCCTACCTTGGACTGCGTCTCCTCGAGGTCCGACGCCGCTGTGATGGCCTGCTTGGCGAACACGGCGATGCCGGCAGCAGCCACCCCGGCGGCGATGTTGCCGACTGAGGCGAAGGAGTCGCCGACCTTGTCGAGGTTCTTCGACGCCTTGTCGACGGCGACGATGTTGACCTTCAGGTTCGACGTGGCCATCTACGCCCCCTTGTTCCTGGCATCGACGTAGGCGCGCAGGCCGTCGAACTCGTCAGCGGTGAGCAGGGACATCTCCCACGGGCGGATGCCGAGGATCTCGGCGAAGAGCCCGATGTAGGACTGCGTCAGTCGTTCGCGGGTGAGGCCTCCCCGGCTTCGACGCCGGGCGTCGGAGGGTCCGCCTGCTCGTCGTCGCCGACGTCCTCGCTGTCGTCCTCCCAGCGACGCTTGCCCCACTCACTGAGCGGGAACTGCACGTCGCGGAACTTGACATCCTCGCCCTCCCGTCGAAGCGCCAGAGCAACCAGCGCCGTGATCGAGGGGACGTCGTACTCGTCGAGCTTCTTGAAGAAGTCGAGGAACGGGTGGCTGGTGACCTTCTCGATCTCAATGGCCTCGACGTTGAGGATCGATTCGAAGTCGACGGTCAGCGGGCGCCCGTTGTACGTGAAGTGCAGGATGCGAGCCATCGCGGTGGTTCCCCTTGTTGCTCGTGGAATGACGAAGCCCCCCGACCCGACGCCGGGGGGCTGGTGACGACCTACCGTCAGAGCGTGGTGTCGGTGTTGACCTGGCGGATCTGGAACGTGTTGTGCGAGGAGCCCTGCTCCTCGACGACCTTCGCCACGACCTTCTGCCCCGTGGTGTCAGCGCCGTCCCCGTCGAGGTCGGGGATCTCGAACTTGACCTTCGGGATCGTGATCTCGAACAGGTTGTAGTGCGCGCCGGTGATGAGGGACCCCGTCCACGCGATCTGCAGCGCAGTCGAGGTGTTCGCGGCCGCGAGGTCGTAGATGACCGCACGGTCCAGGTAGTCCATGTCGAGCTCGACGGCGTACTCGGCCAGGGCGTTGCGGACCTGCTCAGCCTTCACGCCGGCGGCGTTCGCGTAGAAGCGCTCGGTGTTCATGGGGTCGGAGCCCTTGACCGTGACGCCCTTGACCCCGCTCAGCGCCGTGGGCGAGGTCAGTGAGGTCTTGCCGCTGGACGTCGCAGGTGTGCCACCGATGTTGACAGCCATCTGCACGCCGGTGAACTGCTCGGTCACCGGGAAGGAGGCGGTGGCCAGCGCAGTCGCGGTGACCTCGTCCCAGCCGTCGAAGTCGACGCTGAGTTCGGCGATCCCGTCGACGCTGCACGAGAGCTCCCAGGCGGGGATCTTGCAGCCGCGCCAGGTGTAGGGGTTGACCGTGCCGTCCAGGCGGACCACGCCCTGCTGGATCGTCAGCGACGAGCCCGCAGACTGCTTGTCACCGGGGGTGGCGACGTACTCATACGCCGATCCTGTGAGCACGGTCGGCGTCGACTGGGACGCGCCCAGCATCGCGCGCACCAGCGTGCCCAGGCCCTTGCTGACCAGGTTCGTCGAGAACTGCCCCGACACCGACTTGGTGGTGTGGACGTGGCGGCCCTCCTGCGGGAACAAGCGGCCCGCGTTGATGCCCTCGCCCTGCACCATCGTGATGTCCAACTTGCCCGCCTTGGCTGGCCCGTTGATCACCGCGAACTTGGTGGGCGTGACCGCCGTGCCAGGCGTGGACTCCACGCCCCAGCCGAGCTGTCCTGCCTGACCGCTACCCAGCGCCATGACTTACTCCTTGTCCTTCTTGGTGGGGGCCAGAACCTCGTAGAGGTCCTCGGGCCAGGCGTTGTTCTTGAACGTTGCGACGTCGACCTCGAACACCTCGTCGACGTCGACCAGGCGGCCGAGGATCACGCGGGGCTCGGGCGCGAGGTTGCGGACCTTGGGCATCAGTTGCTCCTAGATGCGGTAGACGGCGTCGAGGGTGACCGGCATCGCCACACGGACGCCGGACGAGTCGGTGAACTGCTGCAGCGACCCAATCCCCAGACCGAGCCTTTGCAGGCCGGGCAGGGCAAGTGGGTCAGGGACGGCACGCAACGCGTTGTCGATGGCGTTCCAGACCGACTCGACCAGATCTCGGGCTGCCGCGTAGTCGTTGTCGCCGTCCGTGGCCCAGATGGCGATCGGGACCGACAGGCGCTCCTCGCGTGTCCCGGGCTGGGTGCGCGGGATGGAGATCTCGTCGTGCTCGATGGTGATTGCGGCGTCCTCGGCCTCATCGCCGATGTTGTCGCCGCCGACGACGACGTAGACCTTCGGGGCATCGTGCGTGGACACCGGGCCGTCGTACACCGGCACGCCGTTGCCGTCCGGGGCGCTCAGTCCCGATGCGGAACGCAGCACCATCACCAGGCCGTTCATGACATCGAACAGGCGCGTCATGCGATGCCCGGAATCTCATACGGGGCGATCAGCTCGAGAACCCGGTTCGGCATGGAGTAGCCCTGACCGGCGATGAACTCTTCCTCCCGCGCCCTGCCCTGCTGCCCGCGCTGCGTCTTCCACAGGTGCCGGATCAACTCCAGGACCGCCTGCCGAAGATCGGCGGGGATGGAGGTACGCCCAGCGGTGTAGGTGACAGAGACGTTGCCGTACCCGTCCGCCCACGTTGCTCGTGAATAGCCCGAGGTGCGGGTGAGAACCCCGCCCCCAGGGGACAGGGTGAACCCGGTCACGGATGTGCCGTTCTCGGTCACGGTGTCCACAGCGATGACCGGCGACTGGCGCAGGACGATCCCGGACACGCCGCCGTTGTGAACCTCCGTCACCGGCCTGCGGGTCAGTGGACCCACGCGCGCTTCGATCGCTGACTGTGCGGCGTTGATGAACGCGGTCAACTCTCCATCTCGAGCCAAGTCGTCCCCGACCATGTTCAGGTGCGCCCGAACTTCGGACAGCGACACCGCTGGGGCAACGGTGTGGTCATCGACACTGAACGTGTCCTCAGCCGCCGAAGCGTTCAGTCCGGTGGCTTGCCAGTACACGCCGTGATGGCCGACCTGGGTCGGGGTGTACTGAACCTCGTACACACCCGTGGCGGTGTTGGTGACCGACCCCGACGTCGTCGTCCCATCGGGGCGAGTGATGACGCACGTCACGGCTGTGGCGTTCGCCGGGGCTGATGCGGTGTCGTAGGTGTAGAAGTACAGCCGCACGACTGATCCGAGGGTGGCCCCGCCTGAGCCGGAGATGATCGGCACTACGCCCTCCCGGTGGTGGAGCGGGTCAGGGATCGGCCCGAGGTGGACCGGCCTTGCCCGAGGTCAGTGGTGGAGCGCGAAGGTCCGATGCCGGTGGTGGAGATCCCCGCGACGGTGGGTTCACTCGGGCCGGTGTCGAGGAATCCGTTCCACGTCTGCGGCCCGTTCCACGGCTGCGGGTTGTTCCACGTCAGGGCCATCGGGTCAGTCCTTGCGTCGTGGTTTCTGCCAGAGGATGTGCCAGACGAACCAGCCGATGAACCCCAGGAACGCGCCCTTGATGACGGGGTGAAGGCCGACCAGCCAGCGCAGCGATTCGGTCAACGTGTCCCCGGAGTCGGGGTCGGTAAGCGCGATGGCCTCGGGGACACCGAACGCGGCAACGCCGAAGATCAGCAGCCAGTACAGGAACCAGCGGCGCTTAGGCGGTGATGTCACTTGAGTGCCGCGATCAGCGCGACGACGTCGGTGGATTCCTGGCAGCGTTGCAGCATCCACCGCTCCTGGTCAGCGAGCGGGTCGGTGCGAACCGGCAGGGCTTTCGATGCGAGGAGCGCCGACTCGACGCGGGACAGCAGCGCGAGTCGGGTGGGTACGTCGAACGCGCCGTACTGCCCCGACGAGGCGAGGAACGCGCGGGCGTCCTGGTTCCAGTCGATGATGTCCTCGGTGAGGGAGAACATCTCCTGACGGAGCGTTTCGGCCTGAGCGGCAGCACCGGCGTTCGCTTGCCGCGCCTGCTGATTGACCTCGCAGCGCACCCGCTCAACGTCGGTGAGGGGTCGGGTTAGCGTGATGTTGCCTTCCGCATCTCGCTCCGTGGCAACCCCGGCCTCGGGGTCCAGGTCGATGGTCACACCCGCCGCAAGGTGAACGGTTTCGATCATCCCTTCACCTCAAACGCCATCGCAGCCAGGGAGCCAGCCGCGTTCGTGTCTTTCAGATAGATGCCAGGCTTTAGCGCGGTGTAGATGGTGGACACGACGAATGAGCCGTAACCCCCGGCGCCATCATCGAAGGT